GCGCGGCTCCCCCGAGACTCCGCGGCGTGCCGCGGTGGCCCGCGAGGCGGGCCTGCTGCTGCAGATTCAGCAGCGCTGACCGCGCCCACCGCGCGACCAGTGGCACCCTCCCCGGGTCTCGCTCGGTCCTGCATGCCTGGTCGTCAGATCAACCAACCAACCCGAAAGGAATCGATCGTGAGGATCGAGGAACTGATCCGGCGCCTGCGCGAGCAGCTGAACGCCCGGACCATCAGCTACAACGAGTACACCGAGCAGCTCAACGCGCTGCGTGCGGCCAGCGAGCCGGACGCCGTACGCGAGGCCACCCTGGCCGCGCAGGATGCCGCGGTGGCTCGCCTGCAGGAGCAGTCGGCGCCCGTCGACGTCCAGCGGTCCGGCGTCCAGGTGGGCGCGGAGCCCAACCCGGTCTACCGCCGCGACGACCTCGAGGTGTCCTACTTCCGCGACCTGTTCAACGGGGGCCGCGGCGACGAGCAGGCCCGGCGTCGGCTCGTGGCCGCGCAGGAGACACGCGCGCAGACCACGACCGCCGGGGCGGGTGGCGAGTTCGCGCCGCCTCTGTGGCTGATCGAGGACTTCGTGGCGCTGGCCCGGCCGGGCCGGATCACCGCGGACCTGATCGGCGCTCAGGCGCTGCCGGCCGGCGTGTCGTCCATCAACATCCCGAAGATCAGCGTCGGGTCGACCGTGGGGGTCACGCAGACGCAGAACACGGCGATCACCGAGAGCAACATCACCACGACGTCGATCAGTTCTGGGATCGCCGAGATCACCGGCAAGCAGACCGTGAGCCTCGCGCTCCTGCGTCAGTCGGGCACCTCGCTGGACCGGATCATCCTGTCCGACCTCGCCGAGGCGTACGCGGTGATGCTCGACCAGCAGGTCATCAACGGGTCGGCGGCGAACGGCCAGCTGCGCGGCATGATCACCGCGGGCACCACGGTCACGTACACCACGACCCAGCCGGCCGTCGTGTCCGCCACCGCGGTGAACAGCTTCTACATGAAGATCCTGTCCGCACAGTCGGCGCTGGCGGGGACCCGCTACCTGCCCGCGGACACGATCGTCATGCACCCGCGCCGGTGGGCGTGGGTGCTGGGCGCGCTCGACTCCTCGAACCGGCCGCTGGTCGTGCCGACGGGCGCCGGGTCCAACCAGGTCGCGGCGTCCGGTGCGCTGGTGCCGCAGGGCTACGCGGGCGAGATGCTCGGCACCTCGGTCTACGTGGACCCGAACATCCCAACGAACCGGGGCACCGGCACGAACCAGGACGTCGTGTTCGTCCTGCGGCGCGGCGACCTGCAGCTGTGGGAGTCCAGCGTCGAGACGGCCAGCTTCGACGCCACGTACGCCGACCAGAACTCGATCCTGTACCGGGTGCTGGGCTTCGCGGCGTTCATCCCGCACCGCCACCAGGCGTCGGTGCAGGTCATCGACGGCACGGGCCTCGTCGCCCCGACGTTCGCCTGACAACCGCCCGCCCCTGATCAGGGCGGGTAGCGCGGCCCCGGGGCACCTCTGGCCCGGGGCCGCGCGCAACCCAGAGGAGACAGCGATGTGCAACTGCAATCCTGAGCCGCAGTCACGCGAGCGGCGCGACGCGGCCGACAAGCGGCAGCAGGCGGCCCGCGAGGGCCGCGACGTGCAACCCAAGGCCAAGCCGGACGCGGGGCGGGTCGAGCGGTGAAGTCCCGCGACCGGGTGGTCATCTCGTGGCCGGACCCGGGGCAGGTCGAGGGCGCGTTCTGTACGAGCATGATCGAGCTGGTCCGCTCGCGCGGGTCGCGCATCGACGGCGTGCTGCGCGTCGAGGGGGGGCTCCTGTCCCGCCAGCGCAACGAGATCGTGAAGCACTTCCTGGACGAGATGACGGCCGAGTGGCTGCTCATGGTCGACAGTGACGAGCAGATCACGCCGCAGGCGTTCGACAAGCTGCTGAGCGCCGCGCACGCCGACGAGCGGCCGGTGGTCGCCGGGCTGTACTTCGGGACGTGGCCCGGGAACTTGCTGCCCCAGCCAGTGCCGCATCTGTACCGTCGCGCCGATGACGGCGTGTCCGTGGTGCCGGTGATGGATTACCCACGGGACCAGATCATCGCGATCGACGCAGCCGGCACTGGGTGCATCCTGGTGCACCGTCGCGTGCTGGAGGCGATCCGCGAACAGGCCGATCCGCACGAGGGGCGCGACTGGTGCTGGTTCCGCGACCTGCCCGTGAATGGGCTGTGGCTCGGGGAGGACCTCTACTTCTGTCGGCGCGTGCGCGCGCTCGGCTTCCCGATCGTGGCCCACACGGGGGCGATCTTGCAGCACCGCCGCAGGTACTGGCTCGACGAGCGACAGCACGAGGCGCTCCGCGCCGCCGAGACGAGGAGGTAGGCCGATGGCTGACACGTTCCTGTCGCCCCTGGGTGATTACAGCGCCGTGGCGGACTTCTGCGGCGTGAAGTCGCTGCCGCAGCCTGCTGGCTTTGAGCGGGCCGTGGACGCTGCTGCGCGGGCGGTCCGGTCCAAGTGTGGGCCGGTGCTGTCGGAGGCGCTCACGCACCGCATGTACGCCACAGTGGACGCCGTGGTGTTGCCGTACCGGGTGGCCGTGCTCACGTCGGTGACGCAGATGGGTGGCACGGCGGAAACCCTGACCGATTACTACGCCGATGGTCAACTGGTGCGGCGTGTCGACGGCGGAGCCATCGCCGCGGGGACGATCGCCTACACGTCTGGTTGGGCGCATGGGGACGTGCCGGCCGACCTGGTGGGAGCCGGTTTCGAGATCGCCCGGCACCTGTGGGTGACGCAACTTGGCAATCAGCGCAACGGAGGCAGCGGTGCGGATCAGCCCGGCGCCGCCTGGTTGTGGCCAAGGCAGGCTGAGGCGCTCGCAGCTGACTACATGCTCGCCCCGCTGGGGTTCGCATGAGGTCCAGTGTCGTGCCCGACCTGATCGACGCGATGGTCGCCCAGTTCGGTGCACTTCCGGCTCTGGCCGACGTGACCGTCAGTGACGGTTACCCGCTGACCAACGAGCCGGGGACCTACCTGTTCGTCGGCGTGGACGATCCCGAGTCAGCTTCGCGGGCCGCGTCAGCGACGGCTACTCAGGAATGGCCGCATGCTACCGCGCACTCCCGCAACGAGGCTGGCGCGGTCACGCTCGCGTGTGAGTCGTGGAACGGCGACGCCGATCAGAAGGCTGCCCGCGATGAGGTGTTCCGGGTCGCCACCGAGATTCAGACGGCACTGCGCGCTTCCACCACGCTCGGGGTTCCGGGCGTCCTATGGCTGAGCTTCACCAACCTACGCCTCGAGCAGGCACAAGGCGCGGGCGGCGCGGGCGCGCTGCTCACCTTCCAAATCGACTTCACCGCCCGCATCTGAGAGAGGACCACCCACATGAGCAGTGCAGCAGATGTCGCCCTGACCCTGAAGAAGGAAACCACCTACGGCACGCCCGTCACTGTGGACTCCAGTTTCGAGTTCCTGTCCGAGTCGCTCACATTCAGGAAAAAGGTCAACGACTCGCCGGCCTACCGGTACGGCGCCGGGATCAAGTCGTCCGCTGGCCGTGTCGTGATGTCGACGGACGCCGGCGGGGACGTGAAGTTCGAGCTGGGTACGAAGGGCTTCGGGAAGCTGTGGGAGGCGTGCCTCGGTTCTTCGGTGTCGACCAAGGACGGCGCCACCACCGTCTACCAGCAGGTGCATACGATCGGCGGGACGCTACCGTCCATGACGGTGCAGAAGATCGTACCGTCCCTCAACACGGACGGCACCGGGTTCAGTGATGCGGTGTTCACATTCACGTCGGCGATGGTGTCTAAGTGGACGCTGGAGGTCCCGAACGCGGGGGTGGCGACCTTGGGTCTCACGCTCGACGCTCGTGACGTGCTGACGGCGACCGCGAAGGTAACACCCTCCTATCCGGCCGCGAACCACGTCCTGCACTTCGGTGGCGCCTGCCTGTTCACGGGGATGCTGACACCTCCGACGGCGACTGCGCCGGCGTCCGCGACGGTCCCAGTGGCGAACGTGAAGGCGGTCACGATCGAGTGCGACAACGCGCTGGCGACCGACGCGACCTACTACTTCTGCGGTGCCGGGAAGAAGTCGAAGCCGTGGAAGGGTGTCCCGAAGATCACGGGCACGATGACCGTCGAGTTTGTCACGAATAGCCCGTTCACGGCAGCATTCCTCTCCGATTCGGCGATGACGCTACTACTGACCCTCTCTGCGATGGAGAATGCCGACGAGAAGGTTCAGGTTGCGCTGTCCGAGATTCGGCTTGGTGGCGACTTGCCGCAGGCTGGCGGGTCGCCGGGGGTCATTGAGATGACGATCCCGTTCGAGGCGTACGCGAACGGCGTGGCCGCCCAGCCGCTGTGGGTCGTGAATCGCTGTTACGATACTGCGCTGTAAGGCAGCCCTTTAAGAGAGGGGATGCCAAGTGGCCGCGCTAACTGTCGACACGGACGAATATAAGGCGTTCGCGCAGAGGCTCAAGGCGGCCGATAGGAAGGTCGCTAGCGGACTACGCCGCCGCGTCCGGGACGCCGCCAAACCGCTCGGGGATGCTATTGCGAAGGATGGGCCTGAGGGCCTGCCGTCGTCTGGCGGCCTGGCGGACTGGTTGCGGCAGGCGAAGCCCGGTTTGTCGATGACTCAAACCCGGATGGCGATCAAGCTGACCGGGCTGAAAGGCTCCCGGACGCAGAAAACCAGCGACCTGAATGCGATCAATCGTGGCCGGCTGCGTCATCCCGTGTACGCGCAGCCCGGCCGTAAGGCGGGCTGGGCCAATCAGCCGGTGCAGGCCGGCACGTATGACGCGGCCATCGACACGCATGGCGCGGAGGCGTTGGAGGATATCGCCCGCGTTCTCGACGACGTGATGAAGGAGATCAAGTGATTCTGGTCATCAACGGCAAGACGTATCCCGGCACCAGCGTGTCTGACCTGAGCCTGAAACGGACCCTCGAACTGCAGCGTGAGCTCGTCACGACGGGGATCAGTTCGGCGCGCACGTGGGGCGAGGTCCAGGGCCTCATGAACGAGTTCATGGGGATGACCCCGGGTGAGCGCGCACACCACCCGGAGGCGCTGTTCTTGACGGCGTTGACGATCTGGGCGGCGCGGGTGGGTTCCGGTGAGGACTTGACGCTGCTGGATGCCTGCGACGTGCCGCTGTCGGCTGTGCAGTGGGTTGCTGAACCGGCCGACAAACTGCCGGCCGCGGTGGGAAAAGCCCCGGCCCGCGCCAAGGCAGCGGGCGGCAAGCCAAGGAAGTCGACGACCTGACGGGTTCTGTCCGCCGCCGACTGCCGTCGCTGATGCAACTGTTCCCCCAGATCGACCCGTGGAACGTGTGGGATCTGCCTGTTTCGTTGTGGTGGGTGTTCGCCGAGATGACTGATGAGGCCATCGCCAAGAGCAAGGAGACGTCTAGTGGCTGAGAAGACGATCAAACTGCTGCTGGTCGGCGAGGACAAGAGCGCCAGCAAGACCCTGAAGGGTGTTGGCGACGAGGCCGAGAAGGCCGGCGGCAAGTTTGATGGCATGAGTGTGGCCGCGGGCGCGGCATTGGTTGCGGCTAGCGCCGCGGTCATTGATTTCGGGAAAGCGAGCGTCGAGTCTTTCCGGGACGCAGACAAGTCTCAACGCGAACTTGAGGACGCCTACCGCCGGTTCCCGGCAGTCGCCGATGTCCCTATCGACAAGCTGCGGGAGCTGAACCAGGCGATCCAGGACAAGACGGGCGCGGACGCCGACGATATCGCGTCGGGGCAGGCCGTGATGGCGCAGTACGGGCTGACAGGTCAGCAGATCGCCGACCTAACGCCGCTACTGGACGACTACGCGGTGAAGACCGGCAAGGATCTGCCTAGCGCCGCCGAGGACCTCGGCAAGGCCATGCTGGGGCAGGGCCGCGCACTGAAAGACGTTGGCATCGACTTCACAGACACGGGATCTGTGGCGGGCAACTTTGAGCAGGTGATGGGCGGGCTTCGCACCCAGGTGGGCGGGTTCGCGGAAGGCGAGGCTTCGTCGGCTGAGGGGAAGCTGCGCCAGCTAGAAACCAACTTCGGGGACGTGCAGGAAGCCGTCGGTGAACAACTGCTGCCGGTCCTTATCGCGCTCGGCGACGGGCTGCTCGGGGTAATCGACTTCATTCAGGAAAACACGGACGTGCTAGGGCCGCTGGCTGTAGCGGTCGGGGTTGCCACGGCCGGG